TATCATTATAATGATACCATTTTCCGTTTGCATTTTTAACAAATGATGTATAATGACCTCCCATAACTGAACCGCTATGATTGCACACACCATATAAATCATAAATATATGCATCTTTATTGTAACCAATAACATAATTAGATAGGTTTAAATTATCTAAAGGAAAATCTACCATTATTTGATTTTTCCTATTAGACGCATTAAAACGTTTAATATCTATTACTAATATGTCCGGAAAATTCCAAAACATAATTTTCTTTTTTGCAGGAACTTTTTTTCCAGTTGTATCATCTATTACACAATTATCTCCATCTAATAATTCACCTTCAACATATAAATCAAAACAATCAAGCAAAGTAGGTGATTTATTATTTGATGGAATGGGTAAATTAATTATAAAATATGGTTCTGGTATCATACTTAAATTTGCTCCGGTTTCGGCATTTTCTAATAAAGAAACATGTGTACCATAAAATATATTCCAAATTTCAGAATAATCTTTTTCATACATTTGCTTAATTCTTTCAAAACATTTTAATGCTATTTTATCTTTTTCATCCTTTACTTGTCCTTCAATATTCATATTAACTTCTCTAGATAAAGCTGTATGAAAGCAATCAATTACAAAAATCAAGAATTCTGGTAAATCATTCTGATCAAATCCAGTGAACATATCTTGGCCTTTTAATTTTGCCAATTTTTGAACTGTTTTTACAAATCTAAAAGGAGATACTATGCAATTTTCTTTCCATAATAGAGTTCGTAAATCATCCCATTCAATTAAAAGAGCAGAATCGTATTTATTATTTAATCTCTTTTTATAAGTATTTTTTGCTAAAAAATTATTTAGCTCATATGTATGTGATAAAACTTGCATTGTCGAATTTAAAAAACATGTGTTTCCTAAATTTGTTAATCCAGATAATCCCTTGTCTTTGTAGTTTTCAATATTCATTATTAAATAATATTGTACGTTTATATTTAAACATATTTCGTATATTATATATTATATATGCCTGAAATAAACTCTAATTTCACATTTACTAGAGAACAAGAACGACTGATTAATATGTATATTTCTCAATATAACCAAACAAATGCACACATTGAACAATTATTAGATATGCTTGATGAAATTAGACTTAGCATTTTTAATATTGCAAATACTAGTAGACGAAATACAAATAGATATGGACACGGAGATGTACGTTCTAGTATGTATATTAATTCATTTATTAATCGCTTATTTAATGACAGAGATCAAAATTACATTAGATATGATTACAATATGCCTATAAATCCAAATTTATATACTATATTTAACGAATCTAATTCTAATTCTAATATTAACCCAAGAACTAATATAAGAACTACTCCTACTCCTACTCCTACTCCTAATAATACAAATAATATTACAAATCCTCTAAGCAATGAACTAACAAATTTTATAAATACATTTTTAAATACTCCTGTTATTATTCGACCAACACCAGAACAGATTCAATCATCATCTAGACTTATTAAATTTGAAGATATTCAAGAACCTTTGTCAGATAGATGTCCTATTTCATTAGAGTTATTTTCACGTGAAGAAATAGTTAGACAATTATTACCATGTGGACATATATTTTGTCAGTCTGGATTTCAGGAATGGTTTCAAAATAACGTTCGATGTCCTGTTTGTAGATATGATATTCGAAATTATAGATCTACTGCAACGGATACAAATATAAATACAGAAACTAATACAAATGCTAATACAGAAACTAATACAAATGCAAATGCTAATACAAATGCTAATACAAATGCTAATACAACTGCTAATACAAATACTACTATATCTACAAGTGATAATCCTAACAATTTAAATGTTGTTAGAAATGCAAACACAAATGAAATTGAACACATTACATTTGATATAACTAACAACGCAATGTCTGATAATATTATAGATGGATTAACAGATAGAATACTAGAATCTATTTTATTTCCACAAACACAAGATAATGAACGATTTACATTTGATGCATCTAACAATATTTTATTATATGAGACTATTATAAGACCAAATCTAAATAGAAAATAATATAGAAAATAATATAAAGACAAGAGCATTATATATATAATTAGGATGAACACTTACAAGAGATTTGGTAACCGTTGGACTATTAATGAATGTCTTCAATTGCAGAGAGAATTTGAGCTTCTCCAATTACCTATTAATGACATAGCTCTTCGTCATCAAAGAACCGCTAATGCTATTATGCTTAAGTTACATAGCGAGGGTTTTGCTGATTATACAGAATTATATACTCAATATTCTAATAATATTCACTTAATCCCTGTTGATAATTTTCATCATGATGAAGAATTGCATTTACAAGAGGAAGAAGACGAGGAAGAGGAGGATGAAGAAGAGGAGGATGAAGAAGAGGAGGACCAAGACGACAGTAGTGATTACAACGAAGAAGAACAAGAAGATGACGATGAAGAAGATGAAGAAGAAGATGATACCGAGCATCTAACGTTAAGACAACAAGTGCAACGACTTTCATCACAGGTGTCTTATTTGATTGAATTGGTGTCTAAATCTGAAAAAGAAAAAAAGAAATCTATTTACTCCTTTTTCGGTTAAAATATGAAATAAAATTGTGATAACAAATTAGAAAAATAAAAAATATTATTATTAATACATTATTAATAATAATTTGAATTACTTATTATAATTATTACTTTTTACCAAAGAACTTTGCAACACTTTGATTGCCTGTTTTTGCATTATTTGTGTCTCTCAAGTACTGGTCAAATATTAATGCCTGGACTTCTTTATCTTTTAGTTTACTCATCTTCTTTTCTCTCTTTTTCTCGTCGTCTACTGTCTCAGCAATTGCATCTAATTCTTTTTTAAATTGTGTAATCTTTGCTCTTCTAGGTGGCTTCTGACTTAGCCAAATATCATTTAACACAAGACCAAATAATTGTAGTAATGGTTTCATAATTTGATTTGTAATATAAAACGAATAATCGATCTGTAAATTGTTCTCTTTGATAAATGTTGGCGTCTCTATCCTATCGCCTTGCAATACTTTTTTCCCCTTTGGAGCAGCTTTTGTAACAATGTAAACAAACGGCACTCTATCTCCAGATGTTGGTTTATTCCCTGGTTCTCTTTCTCCAATTCTGTCTGCTAATACTTTATGTGCAACTCCTTGTGGATTCTTATAAAACGAACGCAATGATTTAGTGATAATCAATTTATCAATTGGAACATTTCCATCAACTAAATCTTGTAAACACTTATGTACAAATTCTATTGCCTTTTGGATATTTTTTTCCTTCATTAAAATGTCAATAACCCCACCATATATATCTTTTACTATTGGTGCATTATCACGCCTCTTCAATACAATACCCATTTCATTTCTTTTTCCCTTTTTAGGATCAAATTCGTACTTAATTGCAACATATCTTTTCTTTGACAACAAACAGAAGGGACTAAATGTCTTCTCATATTCAAAATCGTGTGGCTGTTTTAAGACCTTGGAAACCTGATGGCATGCTTCTTGTGCTATTTCGATAGACAATTCTAACGCCTTATCGCCTATAATTTTTTCGCCAGTTTCTTTATCTGTGAGGTTAAATTTGAAGAATACAGAATCCGTATTATGCACTATTAGATTACCAACACCGGCAGCAAAATGATGATTCTCTGTTGTCAAATCATATACAAAGCCAGAATAGGTAATTTCATTCATCTTTTTAATAGCAATAGGATTCTTTCTTTGTTTTTTTGTTGTCACTGTTATTCTGTAAATATCTTGTTTATCACTTCTTGTATTTATTGATACAGAATATCCTAAGTTTTTGGCTAACAAATATATTAAAGTGGCACTTAACTGATTTTTTTGATCGATGCGAATACAACCATTTTTATTTTTATCTCCGTCAGCATCATACATTCCTTTCCAAAATGCTTTTTGAATATTTTCATTTGAGTATAATATATCTATTGGTATAATTTTTTTGTTTTCAGAATACATTAATTGTCTATATTTATTAACAAATGAAGATATCTTACCATATTGACCGTTTGAACGAGGTGATAATTTATACACTCCTGAACTATCAATTGTATCCATAATCTTCCAATCTAATTCTGAATATACATTTTTACATAATTCTTGATACTCATTTAATAGAATCAAAGACGCATTATTTAATGCCCAGCTAGATTTTTTTCCGGAAGTGCACTGATATGTTCCACAGCTTCCATCTCCAAAGAAGAACCCCATTATTTGAGCTTCTTCCTCAGTTATAAAAGTATCATTAATATCAAATAATGGCAAATCTTTATGTAACAATTCAGTTCCAACATTAATATCTTTTGGTGATATTTCTTCTCCATTTGATTTTACTAGTGAATGATCGTCAGTAACGTCAACGCATCCAGTATGTGTTAATACTCTTACCATTTTTTTATGTGTTGCTAATTCATGTCTAATAACTCTAAATAATTTAGTCCATCCTTTTTCTGTCCATGTTTCTACATTTTCTAATTCACAAAATTCTTTATCTTGTTTACCAGTCTCCACACATTTAACCCAATTATTATTTCCATACTTTTCAGCTAATTGGTCAACTGTTAAAATGTCTATCAGTCTGTTTTGTTCTTCTTTGGCTCCGCCTTTCTTAAAGGTGGATACATATACTGGTGTATAATTTGCTACACTGTCTCCATATACGTACTCCGCTTTAGTATTTACAAATCCATATTTGGTGTCGACATTTGTATCCGCATAACATTCTTCAACAACCTTTTTAGCAAAAGTCAATAATAAACGTCCAGTAGCAGTAGTAGATGCAGCAATATCTGGTTCATAAAACGTACTAGTCTTGGCACCTAATTGTCCGTAAAGTGAATTCGCAGTTACTTTATAAGCAAGCTGTCTCTTGTCCAACACATTCTTCATGAACTCATCTGGAGTATTCGGAATCTGTTTTCTGGTGTCTTTTCTTGCTTTCAACAATTCTTGTAAAATAGCAGGCATAATTGCCTTTTCTTCTTTTCCATCAATTGTTAAAGGCTGAGCAAATCGACAGATTTTATATCCTGATTTAATCTTCTCTGCTCTTGCCTTAGGATTTTTTCTTATCCATCGATAAGTGTCAAACTGACTATCAACATATTCATATTCCGGCAAATTATCATAAATATACTGTCCATTAATATCCTTTTCTCCAGTTTCTAATACCAAATTACCAGCTAAATCATATATCTTCGTCCATACTTTGCTACTAGGGCACAAATTTTCTGATAACATGGAACTAGGATATAAAGATGCAAAATCTCCAACACAAACTGGGTCATCTAAATATAAACCGCATTTTGGATTTAATACAATTGCTCCCTCATAACCATCATCCTTAGAACCTTTGTTAATAACAGGCATTAATACACCCTTTTCTCTACATTTTTTTGCAACATAGCTTGTTAATTTGATTCCTTGACCTCTGAATATTAAGAAACTCATAGGCACACTACATAATTTAGCCATTTCCACCAAATCAGTTATAACATCTACTTTATTAAATAAATGATGAACTAGGTTACAATCCTGAATACAGTATTTGGCAATAATTGCTCTTGATTCTGGACCTTCATTAGTCATTCTGAAAATATCTTTGGGTGTAACATCGTCCTTAGCTAATCCCCATTTTACTTTTTTTGCTTGTGGATTTTCATGACCTAATACTTCAAACCAACCTTCCTGTTTGCATACTTTGGAAACCTTAAACTTTTGTCCGTCTTTGTAATAATCGCTACTATGATTAATCACTTCAAAATGAATATAGCTTTCTTCTTGCAATCCAGTCATGTTATTTGTCTGAATTCTAGTAACTGGTTGTTCATTTTCTAGCAATGGTGTCAACGTTTTCACTTCATCTCCAATGAAATGTCCGCCTACATAATCCAATTTATATGATGTTAAATTTTCTGTTCTACGAAACCAATTAAGCATATCTACTTGCAATCGACCATTCATTTTAATAATTGCTAGGTCATATGTTCCAGATGCTAATGTAGTTGTACTTCTATCGATATCTATTTTTGACGGATTTTTATAATCAATAGTAGCACATATTTCATCATTATTTTTGGACAATTTTAAGAAATCTTCAACGCAATTCAATTCCTGTGCTCGTCTAAACATGAATTCATAATCAAAACTAAATATGTTGTAGCCTGTAACAATATTTGGATTTTCTCTTTGAATTAGTCTAGTCCATGCAAGTAATACTTCTCGTTCCGTATTATATGTTTCTATTTGTGAATTAGGAACATTCATTTGATGACAAGAATTCAAAACAATACAATGATTTAGGTAAGGTTCTTGTTCACCATATTTAACAAATGTCGAACCAATGAAAGTCACTTTATCTCCTTCTAGTGCAGGGAAATGATTTCTTAACGATCTTATTAGTTCATTGATTTTTCCTTCTCTCTCAAACTTCTTATCACACATAATGTCTACTATTGTCGATTCCTTATTTTTATAAGTTTGATTATAGTTATTGAATCCAGAACTAATTTTAAATACACGTTCTTCATCATCTTGCTCTTGCTCTTGATCTCCTTCAGATTCGTCATCTGAACCACCGTCTGATTTATTATCGTCTTCTAATTCTAAATCTTTTTCTTTTTCCTTTATTTGCATCGCTTTATTCGCGTTTTCAAATAACGATTCAATTAAATGCTCATCATTTGAATCATCATTTCTATCACGAACCTTTGTTTTAAGCCAATTTTCAGTGCGTTTAGACAAATCATCTTCATTTTTTAATTGTTGTTTTGGATATACTAAATCAATATTAGACATTGCACCAGTATTGCTAATAAATCCAAATGCAGCTTTTAAAATTTGGCGTAATATTGTTTTACACTCTTCCCCTCCCATTTCTCCTAATTTAACAAAATGATCTACAATATTTGTTGCCAGTTTTTTATATGATTTTATTGGTACAGGGAAATCACCATGACTGCTAGAGGCTTCAATATCAAAACTCATTACATTATAAGGAACTCGACTTTCCTTGTGATTTAATGGTATAATCTGTTTGTAGTTAATGATAAATTCATAGTTGCATGACGTTTTTTTATTCGATCCTGTAATTTGAATTGTTTTGCTTATAGGCATAGAAATCCAACCTGATGGACTCACCTCACGAATATGAAAGAATCGCAACAATGGTGGGATATTAGCCTCGTATAATTCAATGTAACAATTATCGACTCCAGTATAAAATTTATAACCATCCTTTAACAAACGGCGTTCTCTTTCACCATCTTCATTAGTAGTATCACAATACCATAAATTTTTTACTTTATTATATGCATTAATATTTGCAAATTTAAGTTCAATAAATCTATGCTTTTTTCCAGCGTCAAAACCATATAACTTCTGTCTTTCAATTAATTTACAGTCTACAATTG